TTGAAGAGATGGATTTCATCAACAAAACCCCAGAGGATAAGCGGTTCTCTGGCTTCGGCGGAACATTACTCGTAACAATAAGGACGGTCTAATGCAAGCCCAAGACTATGCAACCGTAGCGGTAGCAGTAATAACAATAATTGGCGGCTTTACTGCTGGAATTAGATGGTTAGTTAAACATTATTTAAGCGAACTTCGTCCCAATTCTGGCTCAAGTCTGCGCGACTCTGTTGATAGGCTTGAAGCAAGAGTTGACCGCATCTATGAAATCTTGTGTAACCGCCAACCTTAACTGAAGGGTATAAGTGAAACTTCCCCGTTTACTTGCAGTATGGTTCTTGATCTTTGGAACTTCTTTTATATTTGTATTACCAGCAAATGCAACCTCACCAGAGTTAATGGTTAGAGATGTAATAATTATCTGCGCTAATCCTGCCGGTGAAACCTATACCGCGAACACAGGTTGGGATGCTGACAACTCTTACTTTAATGGTAGGGGTGACATTGCAAGATTATTTTGCGAAGGTGGCTTTATCGGTGAGTGGACTACTTATATTAGTGATAACTACTCAGGTGTTGGGAGATACTACAATGGCATATCGCCTAGTGTAGCTCCCACTCCAGAACCTAGCCCTTCTGCAAGTCCCAGTCCTGAGACTCAGACGGTGGTTGCCGAAACTGTGACTGCTCCTTCCGCCTCTCCAAGTCCTTCTTCTTCTGAGACTTCAACTGTTGTACTTGAAACCTCAACCTCCGTTGTTGAATCCGTGACTGTCGTAACTCAACAGACAGAATCCCCAACAGTATTGTCAGAGACAGCGACAGTAACTGAAACGCAAACAGTGAATGTAACACCTCAACCCCCTGTAATTCCTAATCCAGTTCCTATCGTAGCACCAGAGCCACCTGCGATTAGACCGGAGCCTGTTGTAGTTCCTGATCCACCACCTGCACCTGCTCCAGACCCAACACCTATTCCAGATCCTGCGCCAGAAGTAGAACCAGAACCTTTACCAGAACCTGATCCAGCGCCAGAGGTTGAACCTGAGCCACCAATAGTTGAACCAGAACCGCCTGTTGTGGAACCTGAACCTCCTGTTATAGAGCCAGAACCTCCAGTCATAGAGCCTGAACCTGAGATTGTTCCTGAACCTGCACCAGAACCTGCGCCAGAACCGCCTGCAATAGAATCAGAACCACCTATGGTGGAGCCTGAACCTCCTATGGTGGCAGATGAAAATGCAACAGAGGAAGAAAAGGCTGTAGTTGCTGAAGCAATTATTGAAGCAGCGGGTGGTCAACCAGTAACAGCAGCCGCGATTGCAGATGCTGGACTTACATACTCAGACTTACCTCCAGAGACTCCTGTTGAAGTACGTCAAGACAAAGATGGTAACGAAGTAATTATCACCGCAGAAGTAGCAGCGGCACTTGTAATACTTGAGAATCCCGCAGAACTTATTAGCGCAATCTTTACTGATCCTGGGCAAGCCTTGCTTGCGATAACCAGTATTGGTGCAGATATGTCAGATGAAGAACGAACAGAATCAGAACAAACAATTATTGCATCCGTTATTGCCGGACAAGCTGCAGTATCTGCAGCAGGTATGGCAGCAGGCGGAGCAGCCCGTACCTCAAGCGGTGGCGGTAGTTCACCTAGCGGTGGAGGCGGCGCAGCAGCAGAATCTAAAGGCGTAAGGAGACGCAAAGAATGAAAATACTAAGAGATATGGTTGAACAACTCTGGACTCTGCTAGGTATGTTTATTGCCTGGGTAGTACTAGATGGATCAGCTAAACAAGTTGTCGGCATTGCTATCTTTGCAACTCTATTTGCCTGGGCTGTTACTTATCCAATTAGAAACCCTAAAGACAAGGATGAATGATGGAAACATTTAAGAGTGTAATGATGAGAATCTTTGCTGTGATTGCAGCAGAGTCTCTTGGAGTTATTGGGGCTGGCTCTTTGGTTGGTATTGAAGTATGGCAAGCAGGAGTATTGGCTGGCGCACTAGGCGCAGCCCGTGTGCTTGAGACTTTAGCTCGCTTCTACCTAGCAGATGGACACCTATCAGCAGCAGAAATCAATGAAGCCTTTGCAAAGGTTGACAAGAAAGCGAATGACTAATGGGACAACGTATGGATTTTATCGCAACAGCTAAAGGCGAACTCGGTGTAATTGAAGGACCAAAAGAGAACGAGACTAAGTATGGTGCATTTACTAAAGCAAACTTCCTGCCTTGGTGTGGGTCATTTGTTAACTGGTGTGCCAACGAAGTTGGATTAAAGATCCCTAACTGTGTATCAACAGTTGTAGGAGCTACAGCATTTATGAAAAAGAACCAATGGGAAAAGGCAGAGGAAGCAGTTCCTCTGCCGGGCGATGTTGTGTTCTTTGATTTCCCAAACGATGGAGTTGACCGTATCTCACATATCGGGATTGTGGTTAAGGACAACGCAGACGGAACGGTTACCTGTATCGAAGGCAATACTGCCCCAGATAAGAAGGGTGACCAGCGCAACGGTGGGCAAGTATGCCTAAAGGTGCGTGCTTACAAGAAGAAGAATGGCTCAAAGTTGAGAAAGTCTCAGGCTGTAACCATCGTTGGTTTTGGCAAGCCAGTCTTTAAGTCTTAGGGAGAAAAATGAATAAAGAGAAATTGATCGCTATCGCATCAACATATCTTCGTGCTGGAATTGCGTCAATAATTGCGCTTTACCTTGCAGGAGTTACAGATCCAAAGGCTTTGGCAACAGCAGGTATCGCTGCTATTGCTGGTCCATTGCTAAAAGCACTAGACCCAAAGGCATCAGAGTTTGGACGTGGCGCTAAGTAATTAGCCCATAAGCGCGAGGCAAACGCCCCCTGCTCAGGAGAAATCCTGGGTGGGGGGCTTCTTTTTTTATGCCCTTTTAAGGCAGGAAAGATGGCGAGTTGCGCCACTTTCAGTACTAGGTAGGGTGATTGTATGGGTAGCAGGTACTTATGGCCTCAACTCAAGGTTGATTTACTTTGCCTGTCTTAGAATATGCCAGAGTCACTATCGTTATTTAAGTGTGTCTTTAACCGGTGGCAGTTAGCACACAAGGTTTGCAGATTGGATGGGTCGTTGTTCCAACGATCACCGTCTATGTGGTCTACATCAAGCTGACTTCTATGTTCAGGTATAAAGCCACAATGCAGGCAGGTGTCTTTCTTGTAAACGGTATATGGGTACTCAGTCTTCAAACGGTTGCGGCGGTAGATTTCTTTGCAGCGATAGCGACTAGCTAGGGTCGGTCTTTTGGAATCTCTTAACTTTACTCTGGTGTATCCGCAAACAGAGCAGACACCCATCCGCTTTGCTTCATCAATCTGCGTTAAGCTGTGCTTCATCTTTATCCACCGGACAGGGTACGCGGATCAAATTACCGCAACTTACGCAGGTAGCATCAAGAAAATACCAGACTAGCTCGTAGTCATTAAAGGCTGCCATAACGCTGAAGACTTGCGACCCACAAGGACATACGTGGACAGGGCCAAAGGCCCTTAAATCGGTGCCGAAAGGCTCAGGAAGGGCATCGTGGTGCGCCTTACGGCGCAGGAATTTAGGCATAACAAAGGGGTGGAACCGCATTGCCTGGCTCGGCTCCTTCCTGTGGGTCAGTCGCCTCTCGGCTACGCCTCGGCCCTGATAAGGGCCGCCTACTGTTATTCGCCTACGGCTCATATTGTACACAGATGCCTGCCAAATGTGTGTCTTGCGACACGCCGTGATAGGATCCGCTAATGACAACACTGGTAGGAATCCAAGGACCTGACTTCGTAGTCCTTGCCGCTGATTCGCAGATAACTGATAACGATCAACGCGTCATCAGTACGCAAACTCCGAAAATCATTCACGTCGGGAAGTATCTTCTCGGCGTCACTGGCGACTCACGCCCTGGAGATATCCTCACCTATAACTGGAAGCCTCCGGTCTACAAGGGAACTAACCCTGTTGAGTGGATGGGTAAAAGAATAATCCCAAGTAACTCGTATAAGAGCCTGCTAATGGCAAAGGTTGTTTCAGAAAGAGCAGTAAAGATCGCGTCGGTTCTTGACATCAATACCTGTCCACCGATACAAATAGTTACTCAACAGAGAGGGTGGGAAGAATGATTAAGTTCTTGTTCGGTTTGCTAATTGGTTTCGTCGGGGCATATGCTTTCGATTACTGGCTTACAAAGAGGGATGAAAGATGATTGAAGATCCGAAGGAGTTACTACTGCACGTACTGCACTCTAAAGATGCAGGTCGTGACCGTAGTAAACAGAGACAGGTAGGTCCATCAGAGATAGGTGGCTGCCGGCGTAAGGTTTGGTACCGAATTAACGGTCAACCAGAGACTAACGATAACCAGTCAAAGCTGGCAGCAATTATGGGTACTGCCATACACGCAGCCATCGAAGATGCCATCACCACACTAGATCCAGAAGGTAAAGATTACCTAGTCGAGACTCCAGTTGAGTATGGTGATATGAAAGCACACGTTGACTTATTCGTACCGGGTATTGGCGCGGTCATTGACTGGAAGACAAGCAAGGTTAAGAACCTTTCATACTTTCCAACAGTGCAACAGCGCTGGCAGGTGCAGGTCTATGGTTATCTGCTATCTAAGAACGGTCACGAAGTTAAGACGGTTAACTTAGTAGCAATAGCACGTGATGGTGATGAGCGAGATATCAAAGTCCACTCCGAACCATACGATGAAGTCTCTGCACTAGAGGCACTGCAATGGTTGACTAATGTAAAGAACTTAACAGAAGCACCAGCACCTGAGAAGGATGTTAACTTCTGCAAACTTTACTGCCAGTACTATGACGCATCCGGTGAGATGGGTTGCGTAGGTTTAATAAAAGAACGTATCGTCCTTAGTGAAGTCGTGATTGAGGACGCACAGATTGACACACACGCATTGAAGTATCTGCAGTTAGATGAGAAGATTAAAGAGATGAAGACAGAACAGGATTCCTTGAAGTCATCCTTCGAGGGAACTACTGGCGTTACTGCTAGTGGTATTCAGATCAGTTGGACTTCCGTTAAAGGTCGTGAGACAGTTGACTCTGAACAAGTAGAAAAACTATTAGGCTTCTTGCCAAAGTTAATTGGTAAAGAATCTATTAGATTAAACATCAAACCAAGTGGAGGAAAGTAATATGGCTGCACCAGAATCAACCAAGTTCCAGGTTAACTACAAGTTATCCGATGGAACGCTTATCAATCTATATGCTGCATCAGTTACAGAATTAGAATCAGGTCTTGCAGATCTTGCAATGAACGCACTTAACATTCGTGCTACCGGTAATGAACTATCAGGTGGATCAGCACCAGCACCTGTAGCAGCACCAGCACCAACAGTTGCAGCAGTTGCTGCAGCATTTAATGCAACACCAGTTGCAGCACCTGCACCAGCAGGTGGAGATCAGTCTTGCCGTCACGGTGTGATGGCATTACGTACAGGTACATCAGCTCGTGGACCTTGGAAGGGCTATATGTGTGCGGCTCCAAAGGGTGCAACAGACAAGTGCGAGACCATCTGGATTAGATAGTCAATGCGCGATCCAGGGTTATATGAAAACCCTGCTTGCGCTACAGTAGGTGGCGATTTCTGGTTTCCAGAAAAGACATCTGACACGAGAGACATTGCAATAGCAAAGTCTATCTGCGGTAGCTGTATACACCGTAACGAGTGTGCAGAGTGGGGCATTATCAAAGAACGCTTTGGAATTTGGGGCGGTCTATCTGAAAATCAAAGGCGGTTGATCCGCCGACAAAAGAATATTACGTTGAGAGGGGAAGACGTTGCTTGACTTATCACGCGCTTGGAGTGGGGTGCTTACCAAAGCAACACCACTACCTGACGTGTGGCAGGCGCTGGCGGCTAAGCAGATTAAGTTCCGACGAGGACAAGTCTGTATGGTAGCTGCAGCACCTAACGCTGGTAAGTCTATGTTTGCTCTTGTCTATGCGATGAAAGCAAATGTATCAACGCTTTTCTTTTCAGCAGATACAGATACCACAACTGTAATGATGAGAGCAGCATCTGTTGCATCCGGTCATTCACAGGTATCGGTGGAGTTAAACTTATCTAACGATAAGCACTACTACGATAAACACTTTGGAAAACTTAGCCATATTAAATGGGTCTTTGATTCCTCGCCATCGCTAGACGATATCGAGTTAGAGATCAGAGCATACGTGGAGTTGTACGGACAGGCTCCAGAGCTGATAGTTATAGATAACTTAATGAACGTAGCAGCAGAGACTGACAATGAGTGGGCTGGCTTACGTGCGATAATGATGGAACTGCACGATATGGCACGTAAGACAGAAGCCTGCGTACTTGTACTGCACCACGTCAGCGAGCAGAGTGAGTACGGATCACCATCTAATCCACCTGCTAGACGTGCCATTCACGGCAAGGTAAGTCAGTTACCAGCGCTGATCTTGACGCTTGGTTATGACCCAAGCAATGGTGAACTAAAAGTGGCTGCTGTAAAGAACCGCTTTGGGCCACACGCTGCAGATGGTAAGGACTACGCAACACTGTTTGTAAACTATGCAGCCTGTCAGATATCAGATAAAAATGCTTGGGGTGTTATGATTAAGAACGATACAATCAATGGTTACCAAGGACCTTACATAGTCCAGTAAAGGATATTAAAATGAGTGATGTTGAAAGAGAAGTAGCAATACTTAAAGTTGACTTGGCTAACTTCTTTAATGCGATGATACAGTCCGGCATCGTTGAGATAGTCAAAGATGAAGAAGGTCAGATGGTTTACAAAACCAACAAGGTTGTATTGGTAGATGAGTCAGTACAACAAGACTAAAGGTTCTCAGTTTGAGACAGATGTAATGAAGTGGCTACGTAAGATGGGGGCCATTGCAGAACGTCTGACTAAAGCTGGAGCAAAGGATGAGGGCGACATCGTTACTGTTATCGCAGGGGAAACTTACATCCTTGAACTCAAGAACAGGCAGACCCTTTCGCTGCCTCAGTTCTGGAGAGAAGCACAAGTTGAGGCGCTTAACTATGCGAAGGCACGTGGTCTTGGGGAAGTGCCACCGTCTTATGTAATAGTTAAGCGTCGCAACGCTTCGATAGATCAAGCCTGGGTTATCCAGGATTTAGCCCAATGGTTAAAGGAGAAGCAATGATTGATAGACCACCTGAATACGGGGTTACTTGTAATTGCGGTATGCGAATAACCGGAACTAGCGAGAAGGGTCTTGTTAGTTTAGCAAAGAAGCACATTGAAACAGGCGAGTACCACATTTCATATTTGTTTATTAAAGATATGAAGTGGGGCCAAGTTGAAGTAGAAGATGTAGTTTATACAGCCATCAGAAAAAGGGAGAAGAAAATGCCAGTACCAGAAGGTGAACTAACAACAGCAGAGATTTGGAGTGACCCAAATGGCGTCAACAATCAAACCGTTGAAGAAACGGAAGCAAGCAAAGTTCAAGAAGAAACAAATGCCACAGAGCAAGCGGTGGTCCAAGGTGGAAGTGAGACAGAAGAATGAAGATAACCAATCTAACGTCACGTCATCCTGATTTTAGCTTTGACTTTATGTTTACAGGTGATGGAGACCATCGTAAAGAATTACTTATTACGCTGCCTTTTATAGAACTAGGTTTAGGATTTGACTGGTGATCTGCTCAAACTGTTACAAAGCCGGTGAGGAAAACAAGGCTAACCATCTAAAGCGTGCAGCGCACTGGCACGAGAAGTGCGACTATAAGGGGTGTGTATGCCAGCACAAGACTGGACAAGGTTGGGTAAAGG